ATACGATTGTTGATGGAGAAATTATACAAGAAATAAAAATAAACTGTATGAAACCAGATCGTCGTGGTGGATTCGACGGAAACTTGTGGATTTTTAAAGAACCAGAACCAGGTAGAAGATATTTACTTTCTGCTGACGTTGCCCGTGGCGATGCAGAAGATAATTCAGCATTCCACGTATTTGATGTAGATTCTATGGAACAAGTGGCAGAGTATCAAGGTAAAATAACTCCAGAACTTTATGCCGACCTTTTGTTTCAAATATCAAAAGACTATGGTCTATGTTTAACAATTGTAGAAAATAACTCCTTTGGATATGGTGTACTGGAAAAACTCAAATCAATGAGACATCCATCCATTTACCACCACAAAAAATCAAGTTATGATTTTATTGAGCCAATGACAGCAACATATGATTCCAGCGCTGTTCCTGGTTTTTCTACTAATGTTAAGATGCGTCCTCTTGCTATTGCAAAAATGGAAGAGTTTTTACGAACCAAGTCTGTAAAAATCAATTCCGAAAGACTAATTACAGAGTTAGAAACATTTGTTTGGAATAACGGCAAAGCGGAGGCAATTAAAGGTTGTAATGATGATTTAGTAATGTCCCTTGCTATTGCCTGTTGGGTAAGAGAAGGGGCCTTAATTATTTCCCAAAGAGATGTACAATATCGTCAAGCATTCATAACAGGATTGTCAGTTGGCGGTAGAACATTTGAGTCATCAATACCAGGAATGCCTCAACATGCTACCGCCGAAAAAAGAAAAAGATGGGCAGAAGCCTACAACAATGCAAGAGAATTTTCTTGGTTAAAGTGAGAATAAAATATGGCAGACAAAAAACCAGATTATACAAAAAATATACAAAATCACAACTCTCCTTTGTTCAAGAGACTAACCAAGTTATTTTCTGGTCCTATTGTCAATTTTAGAGCGCAAAAACCAACAAGAGAAAGAAAATATCAATTAGATAAATATGCTAGTCGTTTTAATTCTCTCCAAGGTTTATCATACAAGAAAAACGTCTACAACCCATTTGACTCACTGCGCTCTGGAAACATGGCAATCCAAAGCCGTGCGGAAAGATATGTTGACTTTGAACAAATGGAATTTTATCCAGAGTTAGCATCGGCTCTTGATGTTTATGCAGATGAAATGACGACCTTTACAGAGGTTTCAAAACTATTAAAGATTGATTGCCATAACGAAGAAATCAAGAACATTATTGACACATTGTTCTACAAGACATTAAATATTGAATCAAACCTGTTTAACTGGGCAAGAACAATGTGCAAGTATGGAGATTTCTTTTTATATCTTGATACAGACGAAGTCTTGGGTGTTAAATCAGCAATTGGTCTTCCTTCTCAAGAGATTGAAAGACTAGAAGGCGAAGATCAAACCAATCCAAACTATATTCAGTTCCAGTGGAATGCTGGTGGTTTAACTTTTGAGAACTGGCAGATTGCTCACTTTCGTGTACTGGGTAATGATAAGTATTCTCCCTATGGTACATCTGTATTAGATCCAGCAAGAAGAATTTGGAGACAATTAATTCTTGTAGAAGATGCAATGATGGCAGCGCGTGTTATTCGTGCTCCAGATAGAAAAGTATTTGAGATCGACGTTTCTGGTATTCCCCCAGAAGATGTTGAACAATACATGCAGAGAGTCATTACTCAACTCAAAAGACATCAAGTTGTAGATGATACAACAGGGCAAGTAGATCTTCGCTATAATCCTCTAAGCGTAGAAGAAGATTATTATCTGCCTGTCCGCGCTGGTTCGGCATCCAAGATCACTCCACTTGCCGGTCAAAAAGGTATTGATTCAATTGATGATATTAAATACCTAAAAGATAAATTGTTTGCGGCGATTAAGATTCCAAAAGCTTATCTATCTCAATCAGATCAAGGAGGGGAAGATAAATCAACACTTGCTCAGAAAGACATTCGTTTTGCTAGAACAATTCAAAGACTACAAAGAGCAATGCTTTCAGAAATGGAAAAAATTGGTATTGTTCACCTTTATACTCTTGGATTTAGAGGTGATGATTTAATCTCATTTAAACTTACTCTTAATAATCCTTCTCGTATTGCTCAAATGCAAGAACTAGAGGGATTAAGTCAAAAACTTGATGTTGCTTCAAAAGCGCTTGGTGCAAACTTTTTCTCTCGTCAATATGTTTCTAAGAATATATTTGGCATGTCTGACGAAGATTTCGAGAAGATTGAAAGACAGCGTTTCTACGATAAGAGAGTTGATGCTGCTCTTGAAGCATCTGCTCAAGATACTCCAACAGCAGGAGATATGAGTGGACTTGGCGCACCAGCAGGCGCAGAAACTCCAACAGCAGGAGCAGAGGCAACGCTTCCAACAGAAGCCCCGGGCGGACTAGGAGCAGGATTAACACCACCAACGCCCGAAGGAGAAACACCAGCAGGAGAAACACCAGAGGCAGGAGCAGAAGCCCCACCCGCCCCAGGTGAAGAAGGCGGATCAGCACTATTAGCAGCGCCACCACCAACAGCACCAGCCAAAAGAGACAGTGTTGTAGCAAGGGACGACAAAGATAAACCAGTTAAAATTGAATATGCCGATGGAGCGTACATAACTCTTGGTTCAAAGGGCAAAAAATATAAACCAGTTGATGATGACAAAAGAGAAGATCGCGGACCATTTACAAGACATGTTAAATCTTTATGGGGAAGTCAAGCGTATGGTAAGAACTCCAAGAGAAATACTTTCGGATTTGGATATGTTACATCAGATCGTTTAGCAAAAGGTATTGCAGAGTCAATTGATACTAATTATAATAAGTCAGCCGAGGATCAATTAAATAAACTTGACCGGGATTTAGAAACCATAATGGAAGAGTAAAAATGAAGATAAACCACAATAAAAAAAGAAATACATTATTTTTATACGAAGCTCTTGTAAGAGAATACACAAAAGCAAAATTAGATAATGATCCAAGAAAATTACAAGAGATTCGTAATTTATTTGTGGAATATTTTTCAGAAGGAAAAGTTCTCAAAGAAGAACTAAAAATTTATAAAGCCGTTCTTGAAACAAAAAATGTAGATAAAGAATTGGCAGAAAGAATTTTATCAGAAGCGAAAAGAATGTATTCTGGTCTTGGAATGGATAAAGTGTTCCAACAACAGAGTTCTTTGATCGCTAAAGTTAATCGTTCGTTAACTCCTAAGTTTTTTGCAAATTATGTTCCAAACTATAAAGATATTGCTACTCTTCAACAAATCTTTGGAGAAAAAGTTTCCATTCCAGCAAGAATGTTGATGGAGAGACAAGCGATTGAGAAGATGACAGTTGGTGAACAAACATTAGATCAAATTAATGAGAAAATTGATAAGTATGTTGTTCATAGTTATTTAAATGCTTTTAACAAAAAATACTCTGATCTATTAGAAAACCAGAAGTCTTTATTGAAGAAATATATGACTGCAACAGAAGATGATAATACTGATTTTGTTGTTTTCTTAAACGAAGAATTACAAAACATTTCTTCTAAATTAAATACTGCTCACAATGTTGCAGAGATTAAAGAAGACAAAGAAATTCTAAAGAAATTAGTCGAAGTCAAAAAGAGATTTAACACTCTCAAAGATGAAGAAATTGACGAGAAGTATCTACAAAAGATCCTTAAATTCCAAAAACTCGTCAATGAATTAGAGAACTAAAATATGGCAATAACTATTAAAATAACAGACAATGAAGTTGCAGCTGCTGGTGTTAATCCAGAAGATATTGGAACACCTATAGGTGCAACTGAAGAACCAAAGAAAGAAGAAATTAAAATTATCTTTGGACCAAGGTTCTTAAAAGTTAAACTTAATATAAGAAAAACTTTGGACAATAATATTGTTATTTACGATCATCCTTTAATTGATATAGTAGTTATTCCATCTAAGAATAAAATATTCACAATTCCAAAAGATAATGTAACATCTGATACATATCCTGCTCAAAATAGATATTTTAAGTTCCTAGATACCAAAGGAGTTTTGGTTAAAGGAACCATTAGAAGTGGAGCGATAATAAATTCACTAGAATCATTTTATCCGCCAAACGATAAGATTGATGTTTTACAAGTTATAATTCTTCTTACCAAGAGATTTCTTGAAAAAGAAATGGAGTTTATTGATATAGCAAAGAATTATGAAGAAAATGTAGAAGATATGTATGTCAATCCAGACGAAGAAGACACAACAGAACTTGGTGAAGTTCCACAAAAACCAAGAAAGGGACATGTAAATATCTATCAAACTGCTTATGGTATTCTGTACAGAGTGTAGGTGAAGAATGCCTATTAATAATTCAAACTTAAAAAAGGGCATTAGTTTAGTAGGTATTTCTACTCCTGCT